ATTGTGATGGTATTGATAGATAAGCAATTACCTCAAATGATAATGTAGTGATTGTCATTCTACGCGATGTACCGACGGGAAACGCTTCCTCCATATTAACATCTTTTAATTCAACCGTTGATATACTCCCCATATCAAAATCACTATCTGATAATTGGATTTGTACAGATGGATTAAATAATACTAATATCTGCTCCAGTAATTGTAGGTGGGTATCTATATTGCTAGTATATACAATCAAGTCAAGATTTAACATATAAGGAACAGGTGCCATTTGAACGACTGTTGTAATATCATCAGGGAATATATGACCACGAGGTACGTAATTTACTTTTCTTACAGTGTTTGATCCTTTAAACCTATCAGTAGCTAATGATATACCTCTTAAATTTGCAACCATAGTAGGTAAGCGTAGTGGTAGGTTTTGTGTATTATTATTTAATATCGCGGCTGTAACCCTATCCTTACTACCATACGAAACAGGCACATCTATAAATTTTGTCGTACCATCTGCACCTTTACCTGTTTGTATTTGATACCCTCTAAAAATTTCCATAAACTGTATTATGTGTTTATGGAATTGATGATTATAAAAGTATTGCATATATTACCCTATTAGTTTTTAAATTGCTTAATATTATTATGATTCAATGCAGTTACGATTGATATATCAGCCATAGTAACATCAGGTATGATAATTGTATCTTCACTAATATTTACTTGAAATAAATCTCCAAAGTAGTTACTTTCGTATTTTGGTACCAACACTACTGTGTCTATATGTTGTTGTAAATCATAATGTATTTTAGCAGCTAGCTCTGTAAAATTAAATGTATCTCCGAAATCCCAATCATTAATATCAAAAAAGCTTATAATTGATGTTATAATAGCAGTTTTAACTTGATTATCAGTATATGTTGTTTGTGGTGACTTCACAACCACAAACGTTGCTTGAAGCTGTGGTATTGCGTTACTACCAAATAGTATTTTCAACTCAGCAGGGTGTAGTACAAGACTGTCAGATATCATTTTACTTTGAGATAAAGCATTATATGTTGTTGATAATTCTTGTGGTGTCGGTAATGATGGTTTCACATTACTTTCCCCATCTAACCATCTTCGCATTGATATGTAATAACCACGCGTTAATACAAATGCATCAATAATATTAGATGTGTTTGGGTCAACTAAATGATATGTACTGGTATAATGAGTCCATAAAAAGTTTAATTGTGATCGACCTGGTAATCTCTTATACTGTAAATTATTAACATCAGAATACCAATTTTGAATATTTGTAATATTGGTAGGTATTACTGTCCATTTAGCACCAACTGTGCTTCTATAGAAGTATACGAAATCTGATATTGTGATTATCAGCTCACTATTATTACCTAAACTCGTTACTGTTATACCTGAAACAATATTATTATATTGAGATATAGTAACAACTTGAGAACTATCAACATCACCTACTATTGTTATATCAGAGTTTAATATAGGGTAGTCAAAATTAATAACCTGTGGGTTGTTAACTGTAATGATATTATTCATTAATCCTGACAATTGTATATTATCAGGCCATAGATCATTATTAACGTCAGGTGGTGCAACGGTTAATGCATTATAATTAACCACACCCACTTCTTGTAAGTTATCATCGTAATACTCAGGGCCTACAATTAATAGATCCATATTACTTGGTAAAATATTAGTATTAGCTGTAGTTCTAATATTTCCAGTGTTTGCTTTAAGAATAGTAACCTTATCATTTTGAACACTAAGTGTTTCATAATTAATAATGTTTTTGTTGTTTGCATACCAGAAATTAGTCGTGTTACTTTCAATACTTATTTTTAATGTTTTGTAACTAACGCTCCAGATATAATCAATACCATTGAATACCCTATCGATCATGAAAGCCCATGTGTCATCAGTATTGCTAGTGGTGTAGTATGGAACCCATCCGAATTGTGATGTGGTTGGATCTAGATCATACTTTATACGAACAGGAAATACAGGTTCAAATGGTGTGATATCGGTTACTAAGTACAATTCACCTAGACTATTGTAAATTATATTATGTTTTTCGTTTTCTGTAAAGTATCGACGTGTGGCATTTGTGTATTCTTGTAGTACTCTAAACATATAGGTATTATTATTTGATAATAATGGTTCTATATAATTTGTAACAACAGTTGCAGCCGTCGCATTATTTGGTATATTGGATATTTGAGATACTGATTCAGTATAATACACAGCTAGATCATCACCAAATAACTTTACATTCTCATAAGTACTTGACGCATCATACCAATGCATATATTTCGATTGACCTGCAAAGCTTCTATTGACTGCTTTAAGTTTAAGAATAGATTGATCTTGTAATAGATATGTATTATAATCTTGAGTGTTGACCATTCTGTCTTGTGTGTAGTATACAGATGATGCAACACGGCGAATATGCTCCATATCTTCTGATGGTGCTGAATTTTGTATAGTGTTGATTGATGAAAACGTAAAGGTGAATGCTTTAGTTTCATTGTTATTACCAGTATATGACATACTTGATTTGAGTTCATATATTGCAGTAGTTGGTATTACAATATCTGCATTTGCAGATATTCTATACCATACTTCAAATGTACCAGATGGTATGTTGGAAAACTCACCATCACCAAACACTAATCGTATATTATCTTTATCAAGAGTTTCGATTTCATATTTATTTCGATTTTTATCAGTATTGTATATAATATTTTCAGCAAAAGCAGTATTAACTGGAAACCACTCACCAGATCGTGCTTGAGTTGTTGCAGTATTGTTTAGTATATTACCAGTAACATTATCAACATTATTAACCCATACATCCGTATCATTAATATTATCTATTAAAATATCAAATGTTTGATTAGGTGTAATACCGTCAAAGGTTTTCTTAGTACTCGCTAATGAACCTTGCTTTGTAAACATAAAGAACCCGGTGGTGTTAGAACTATCACCTAATCCATCAGATCCATATAATATTGAGAAAGTTGTATTTCGTTCAGGTCGGCGTTCATATGGACCAGCTGCATTTAATGCAACAGATGTTAATTCCATAGGATACGTAATACCAGATGAGATAGCATTATAACTTATAACACTGTCTTGTAGTGGTATATTATTTAATGTGTATAACTCAAATATTTGATCGTATACTTGTACTCTATCATTTGGATGTACGGTTCCAAATTCATGCACCATAACCTGATTCATAACCAATATAAATTGTTCTTTCCAATTTGCATTGGTTAAGTCATTCCATATGATTTTTGTATTAGCTAGATTTGTGCCATTTGAATCGTATACGTTTTCATTTGTTTGCACAGATGTTATTTTAACAAGCCCACGAGCTGGTAGATTACGAGATGCTGTATATGAGATTAATTTTGCAAGACGTAATATAGAATCTTTACGTTGTGCCAGCGGCATTAAGTTTTCATGCGCGGTAACATCAAGTCTATATGCAAACAATTCTGCAATATAGGCAAACGCCTCTATTTGCATAATAAGCTCATCACTCTCGATGAAGTTATTATATTCAGGGAAATATAGTTTAATGTAGTCTATTAAGCTTTGTTTAACAGAGTTGTAATCAAATGCAGCGAAGTTTATGTTTTGAAAAGCATGGTGTATCTTCTCCCATGATTCTGCTCTTGAAATTTGTCTACTCATTACATCTCTCTGGTTTTAAGTTATATATTACACTATTTATAATTTGTAATCAGTATAATTTAACACTGATATGTTGATTAGAAAGATATGGATATTAGCAGATTATTGATTGAATAGTATATTTAAACTTAATTCTTTAGTTACTTGTAATTCTACATAATAAAGATCAAGATTAATTACCACGGAGTTGACATTATAATCAGGTACTATAGTTAAATTTTTAAGCTTAACTCTAGGATCAAAATTAACAACAGTTCGAATCTCATCATATAATGTATCTATCGTGATAGCATCAAGTGGTTCAAATATCATTTTATGTAAATTAGTGCCAAAATTAGGCATCATCAATCTACTGCGTTTTGGAGTGAATATGTGGTTTAATATATTTCGCTCAACTAATGCGATATCTATCAAAGAAAATGTATTACTACCTTCTGAGTATGGTAATTTATGTAATACAGTAACTGCAGAGTGTAAACCACGAACATTAATAGATGGGTACACTCCATGCTCTGATGTACCTCTATCGTAATCTAATGTTGAAAAGCCTCTATAAATTGACATAATATCTTCTGTAAAATAAGCAGTTGTTAGCAATATTTATACATTATCTGCGCCAAAACTTATTACGCTTCTTGTGATCTTTACCGATTTTATCACTGGTGTATGCATACTTAGGTGCATGTGATGAATCCATAAGTGTATCAGAGCGACCCCATGGTTCATGAGCTGGCACTCTATTCGTATAAAATGCTGTTTGTGCATCTGCAGCCTCAGCATTTGCAGGTACAGCTGGATCACCATTTAGCATGATATCAACTGCAGTTTCAAGTATTTTACCACCTGCTAATAAATTCATATCAGCACCAGCCGTCATCATAGTAGCTGCTGCACTTTCAACATGTAATGCTGTATCTGTTAATATATGAGTGGCTTGGTGACTGGTAAGCATGTTCATTTCAGCACTTTCAATTCTTGTAGATGCATCTGTTAATAAATGAGTGCCTGTCTTACTAAACACACGCACTTCACCTTCTGGTGAATTTAGATGGATGCCTTGCTTACCAAATATGCGAACCGTTGTCTCAGATGTTAGATTAATATCAGATAATGATCGTATTGATGCTTTTTGTGTTAAAAAGATATCAAAGCTACCATCTTGATCCAACTCGATCCAGTTTAACCCTTCAGCTGTGGCGATGTATATACGTTCATTCGTATCATCCAGTAGAATTTGGTGACCACTTGTTGTTCTTAATCGCATTCTACAATTATCAATACTATCATCCATGGCGATGCTATGAAAACCAGGTGAGGTCCATGAGTAAGTTTGTGGATCGTAATTTTTTCCGGTTGTATTTGATTTCAAATCAGGTGCCAAGCGTGATACTTGATATCCTTGTGATGTGTCATCTGCTGTTCTTGAGTTAACCGCATCTGCTTTAACTGCACCAACTTTCACCTTTGTTGCTGAACGATCAGCAACCCGTGATTGCCATTCATAACTGGTGTTATCTGATCCAAAAGCTGCTTGTGTGTTTGAGTATAGTGGTTCTATATAATCTTCTTCAGTTGAGAATGGACCATCACCATTAATATATCGACCGTGTGGTAGAGTATGTGTAGTGGCAGTTTGATGCAAGAACCCAACACAGACTCGTATCATAGGATTACCGTTAATACAGGTAATAACCGCCATTGCACCAACTTTAGGAGGCATCCATAATCCATAAGCGACTGCTCCCCCTGTGGTATTGGTATTTGATGCTCCTCTACTAAAGACCTCATTATCAATTACACCACCTGATGGTGTCATGATTTGACACCAAGGTATATTATCCACAGCAGTACCTGGTAAGTCACCTAATGACATGCAGTATACTTTTATCCGACCGCGTTCCTGTGGGTCATTGGTATCAACTACTGTACCGACTGTTAAGTACGTATATGAATTTGTGTTATTATGTAACATTATAAGTCGCTTTTGAACCAGTTAGTGTAATCCCCTGGAAAATCAGAGGGTTGGTATAAAAACATACTATCTGCAGTTATATTAAATTTTGCATAATATAAATTACCAATTTCTGGCATAGTAAATTTATTAACAAAATGTGGACCACTTGGAAACATTATCATTACACCTCGTTTTGAGTTGAAACCAAACTGGTGTTGTGGAAATTCCAGTTTACCACCATACACTTCATAATCAGTATCAAACGGTGGTGCAAAATTTGTATCGTTAAAGAACACTATCCCTGTTAAATCTACTGCGTATAACCTCACCCATTTCTTTCTAAGGTACTTGCTATTATCACATCCAATTTCAGTATCATTATTCTGTTTAATAATATTAACTACCGGTTTAGTAACATCGCTTATACTAATATTATATGTTTCAAATATTTTATCTTGTAACTGTTCAACACCTGTTAATACAAGATTAGTAAGTGTATCATCTATGAAACCGGGTATGTTTCCTTGTATTGAATTTTTACAGTCTTTTATAATGCGCTCACATTGTTGTGGTGATATAAAATTATGTTCTATAATAAATGGACTTTTTATAATCATATTATTGTGGTAAGTAAGATTGTATTGCTTCAGTGGTCACTTGTGTAAGTAACTGTTTAAGTGTTATTTCTGGATGTTTTTCAATAATAGCCAGTATCTGTTTAACAGGATCTTCACTATATGGAGTATCATCTATATCAACATCAATATCCACACCCGGTTCTACATCTGGGGTTGATGTAGGAGAATCCTGTTCTGTATCCGTTGGTTCAAATTCAAGGCTGATACCCTCTGATACATTAGGATCAATCAACACATCAAACTCTTTTAATAAGTTCATACCTATTAATAGTTGATCAGGCATACTCGTTCTATCATTTAGATTGAGTTCAACCTTTTCGAGAAGTTGCGATTTATATTTTGCAGACACAGTTATAACTGGTCTGTAATTAACACCACTATCAGCAGATTGGACACCCTGCATATGAGTCACATCCATGTTATATTGCGAATTATTAAATGTAAATTTAACAATTTGTTTATCTGGTTCAGCTGGATTAGGTGTTACTGATAGTTCTGTAACACCTAATGAGGATTGATCAGCTCCTGTGTCAATTTTACCTTTAATTGGAGTATTACTGTTTATACCCAGTATAACAATATCAATACTCGTACCAACAACATATGCACCTTCATGTTTTTCTGTATCATCAACA